TTTTCCCCGGTAGCTTTCGGACCTTGTGTGGACGGCTTGCCACTTTTGGTGCGCCACTTCTGCTTAGTCCAACTCTTCAAAGAGCGTTGGCTCTTTTTCAGTGCCATCTTCTATCTCCATTGTCAAAGTAGCGAGTGCAGCTAGTTTGTCTTGGGCGTCTCCCCACTTCGTAAGTGCCGCATCCATCTCTTCCAAGAGACCCGGATGTTCACCGATACCAACAGGACGATCAAGGTAAACTTGGAATACAAACTCTGCATCTGCCATCTCCGCCTGATATTTGTGCTGTAATGCCTGTATCGCTAACTTTTGCATTGTCATTCCTATCATAGTTTACCTTGATGGTGCATCAGGAGAGCGATAAATGCACCGAAAATACTGAAGCCAAGAATGAAGAAGATTGTAATAATTGTGATATCAAGCATTTTCTTGCGTTTGCGAATTGTAGCCTCTTCCGCCTCTCGACGCGCTATTCGTGCTTTTGCCTGAAATCGTTGCCAGTCTCCCCACAAGCCGGGTCGTCCGGCGTATATCATAATCTGTTTCAGTTGCTCTTCTTGTTCTCGTATCTGTTCGAGAGCCATAAATTCTTCGAGGTCTGATCCGTTGCCCTTTTTGCTTGCCTTACGTTGCAGGTCTTCCTTCGCACCTACAAAACTCGCAATGGCACTACCTGCAGCGGCAATATCCTTGCCGTTCTGTACCGCTGTCTTGATAACTTGGAAGGCAGCATTTGCAGCAGCAAGTTCGGCTAACATCAGTAAACTCGTACACTTTCATCAACTAATTTGGGTAGGCAGTATGCCGTCACCCTTTTCCCTTGTTTATGTAAAGTCTGTGCGTACCATACGCATTCATTCAAGTCTCGAAAGTACATGTCACTGCTGACTTGACGTTTATCCTCTCCTGTGCCAAGAAAGACAAACAGAAGAAAGACGTGTTTCATCTTAGTCCCTGTAGCCGCCCCCGGCTTTTTTATAAGCAGCCGCTGTCATTTGGGCTTTTCTCGCACTCCACTGACCCGGCCTCCCGCCCTTTCCGCCAGCTTTGATACGGTTGAAGATGCGCTTTCTCAGTCCGGGTTTAGTGTAGTTGCCAGCTTCATTAACTCGACTCTTGCTCTTCGCTTTAGGCTTCGACGATTTGCGAGTTTTTCTAACCCGGCCACCCTTCTTGAGTTCTTCTGTTTCCTCGACGCCCGTAATTTTTCCGGCGTTGCGCGTTGCGTAGAAGACTTCTTCACCCTTCTTACCCCCGTACGTACGTTTCATGGACTCCATGATCTTTTCACCTTTGTTTGTTAAGGGCATCACGTCTTCTTAAAAAACTTTTCTACGGCTTTACCTACGAGACCTGTAGTGGTGGGCATACCCCCACCGCCACCGCCGCCGCGACGACGACTAGCGGCTCTGTTAGCACGCCGAATCTTTTGAGTCTTTTCCTGTTCTATAATCCGTGTGCGCTCGGTTTTTTCTTGTTGTCTAATGTGTTCACGCAACTGTCGATAGGCTTTACGATCTTGTTTATCAAGCCTGCGTCTCGTTCTTTCGTTTGCTATGGCATAACCTAGCCCTCCCGCCCCGACTACAGCAGCGGCAGCAGTTTCACCTGCGACGTAACCTTCTTTGATCTTCTCTGCAACATCCGGCTTTTCTGCGCTACCCTGCGCTTTTCTTCCGCTGGCTTCACTCATGCGAATTCTCCATTTTTCATAGCGTCCGAAAGTTTCGTTGCCCGTGATTTGACCTGTCGTGCCCAGCGGGAATCGAGCATCTCGACGGATGCGGTGTCGAAGTCTTTCGCCTCGATAGCAGCCCACATCTTCTTGAATTTGCAGAGGCGTGGCACGCCCATATTGAATGCCATATCCATCACGATCAGTTGCCGCACAGCGTCGAGATCGTACACACAGGGCTTGGCCCGTGTTAGTTCGTCCTCTACGATTGCGATGTCGTTGGTGGCGAGGTAATACGCATCCGCTTCTGTGATGCCGTGTTCGTAGACAGCATCTATGGAGGGAATGTCCATGTAATCGAGTTCTTCCTTACTGATCCCCCGGTCTTTCAAATTGCGCCCGATACCTATAGTGTCGATGCCGAGAGTGTCCTTGTACACAGTAAGGACCAAGCCCTCGTGTACGCGAACCTTGTTTATAAATGTGTTTATATCGTACTTCATCTTAGGAGTTACGTTGTGTGCATTCATCATCATTTCGCCTCATGTCCCATCCACACCGCAAACGCACCGGCCAGCGTTCCCGTCACCACACTCACAAGTGCTGCCTGTTGACTTGACGGGTCCGGCAGTCCCATGAACCACTCCACTACGCGCCATGCTGAGATCGACATTCCCAGCATCATCAAACGGGGGAGTATCTTCCACTTCAGGATGCGCTCCATAGTGACTTCGGCCATGTTTACTTCTTACCAAAGAATTTAGTAGCACTACGAACGCCAAATGAGGCAGCAACGATAACCCCCAGAGAATACTGATACCATTGCGGCATAGCCTTGAGTTGCTCGAATCCATTAGCTACGACTCCCTCCATGCCCGGTATGAACGCAAGGATCAGGGGCACCGAAAACAAAATGACCAGCCATTCGTCTTTCCACGATGACTGGCTTCCGCGTGCCATTTCCAAGTCCCATTCGAGTTCTCCCGTGGCCTTCTTTTCCATGATGGTCGCTTCGGCTTTCGTCTTTTCGACCTTGCCCTCTAGCCACGTACCGGCTAAGTTTGCTATCGGTCCAATCAGTGCGGTTAGCATTTCCACCTCTTCCGTGCCTGTCTCAGGCGACTATTCGGATTCTTTGCAGCCTTCGGAAACTTCTTCATCTGTCCAGCAGAACGCGCACAGAACGACTTACGACGCTTGGCATCCTTGCTTCCGGGCTTAACTTTGCCGGTGACTGCAGTCTTCAATTTAGAACCGGGGTTCTTGCGACGATACGCAGCCACCCCGGCCTTAGTCATGCCAGCCCCTGCTTTCGTAGGCCGAAAGTTCTTTTTGTTACGGGCTGGCATATTGTCGGCTTTACGTGCCATCTATATCCCCTTTGGGAAGTTTCCAGTAGGCCGATCAAATTTTTGACGCATCTTTTTTTGTTTTTTATACACGGGCATATTGTACGCATCAACTACGGCTTTAGGGATGTCGTAGTAACGGCCTGTTCTTTTAGCAGCTCCAACCTTTTTTCCAAACTCTTCTATGGCTTTGAATCTGTCCTCTTTAGACAGGTAATCGTTCTCTACCTCTGCGCTAGGCTGTGCCTGTCTGCCTCGTGCCTCTTTGCCCATGCTACCGTTTCCTTGCGGTTTGTGCAGCACGCTTGAAGTTGCCTGATGTCGGTGCGCCCTTGCTGCCGGGTTTACGCATCTTTTCGCCACTACCGGCTTTGATGCGACGTTTCTTGGCTGCGATGTTGGCATATAGTCCGCGACGTGCCATCTGACTACGCCATCTTTACGAGCTTGTAGCCCTTTGCTTTGGCAGCAGCACGGATCGATGCGAGGGTCATTGCGCCACCGCGCTTACCACCCTTTGCCATACCCTTCGCCTTCATGGCTTTGCCACCCTTCGCCATGCCCTTAGCTTTCATACGACCGCCGCTAGCCATGCGCTTCATCTTGCCGCCGTACATCATCTTCTTCTTGGCACCGCCGCGCTTACCGCCCTTCGCCATGCCCTTAGCTTTCATCATTTTCTTCATCTTCACTCTCCGCGTAGAGGTTGTTGAATACCCGTGTCGTATCACTGACGTAATTCGGGTCTTGTTTAGAATGATGGACCCACTGACTAGGAGCGAAGTCCGGTGGGCCGTCGCCCGTTACGAACCATGCAGGGTTGGTTACCCTGACCCGGTTGTTCGGAAGAGCAACGATGTTGCCCGTCCACTGTCCAGCATCTAGCAACTCAAGTACGTGACTCTGTTTGTGTTGTGCCGGATCGTCTGCTACTTCTGTGTCCGTGTAGTCTACGGTGAAGTAATACTTAGCTGGATAGAACTCACCGTCGATCTTTGCAAGCCACGGACAGGGTGTGCCTCTATTGAGTACGAAGACCGAGTGATGATGTGACTGACAGTCCCACGGCTGGGCTAGGTAAGTCGGCATCGGCTCGGGCCACTCATCGAAGGGGGTGTCGCCTACGAGGGCTGTGAGCGGCATTCGCGCCCACATAGCGCCCCCGTGGACATTTTCTTCTTCGTCGCATCCCGTAAACAAGACTTGGAATGACAGGGTACGCATTGGCAGGGTCGTGACCCCGATCACCATTGCATGTAAGAATCTC